TCATCAATTTCTATGGCAGGGGTTGTGCCAACTGTCGATCCAAGACCAATGACTAGATCATCAGCAGAATCATCAAGACCTATATAGTAATCTTGAGCGTTCCCGTCAAAAACTACTTTAGTATCGACTGCCGCTCCATCACCCACTGTTACTGAATCATCATCTAGGGTGAGTATCGAATTGGTTCCAACGGTAGAACCTTCCCCGATTACTAATTTATCAGCAGAATCATCAAGACCCACATAAAAGTCTTTCGCGTTGCCGTCATAAACTATCTTGGTGTCCGCAGCGACGCCGGTGCCTACAGTCATGCCGTCCACAGTTAAATCAACAAAAAGTTGTGTGACGGTTGCGCCGGTTCCTGCGCCATTAAATTTTAAAGCTATGTCTTTACCGTTTGGAATTTCAAAATCGTTAGAAGCACTGTAGTTGCCTTGGAACACAATGACGGAACGACTGCTCGTAAGGCTGTTTCTAAAAAATACAATTTTTTCGGCGTCATTCGGGGTTAACTGAACATACGCCGTCCCACCTAAATCACCGCCATCAGCAAATTCAATAAATTTGTTTCGCCCGTTTGAACTTGCTCCGTCGGTAATCGGTAAAGCAGTAGGCGACCCAGAACTTCCGGCAGAAGATAAGGTAACAGAAATAATGCCATTTATAGCTTCGTCGGTTAGGTCCCAGTTCGTATTAGTAGTGCCACCCCAAGTTCCAGACTGCTCTCCGGTGCCTATCTTTTCAATACCTAAATTTGTTGTATATGTACTTGCCATAATTATTTACCTACGCTGCAATATCTACCCAATCAGGGGTTTGAGATGCTGTTATATTTGTCCAAGTTGTTCCCACAGAGGGATTAATTTCATTCCAAACTAAAACACCACCTACTGCACCACTTGCAGATACCCCTGTGACAGATGCTTGAACTTGAGGTACAACACTAATTGTGCCTAAAGCGGTTGTACCCGCCAACCCTGTAACAGAAACATTAGCATCACCGTCAATCGTAACGCTACCAACACTTGCGGTTCCCGCTATCCCTGTAACAGAAACAGATGCCGTGCCGGTGGCGGTAACACTACCTACACCACCTGTGGCTGCAATACCAGTAACGGCAGCACTTACATCGCCTTCAAAACTAACACTACCTACCGCGCCTGTAGCACTTGTAATAGCTTGATCTACGTTCCAAGCGCCACCGTTCCAACTTTGACCAGAACTATTCCAGCCAATATATGTGACTAAAGCATCGGCCATTAGGCGATCCTGATAATAGCATTACTTGCATCGGCTGTTGGAAACACAATAGTAAAATCTCCACTTGTTGATGCCTTGTCCCCACCAAAATCTAAAACGCAGACCGTGGGGTCCCCACTTGCGCTGTCATTAAAGATTAAAGCACCTCTAGCCGTAATGGATGATGAACCAAACGTTACGTCAGCAAAATCCGTAAAAGCTGTAGTGCCACTTGTGGTTGGGTCTACCCTAGTCAAAGAAGCACCTTTTGCCGTATAACCTGTGCCGCTCACCTCATTACTGGTGGTATACGCAGTAGTAGCCGCAGTAAAGCTGGCACTATTGGTATACAATGCAATGTTAAAGGTGTTGCCACCAGAGTTTTTAAAGTTATGCACAGCTTCCATAAGCTCTTTTTTAAAGCTGGTACACATAAAATTTCCACTGAATGCCATTACAATCTCCTAATTAAATCTGCTAATTCTGGTTGTCCCGCATTTAGTAACGCATTGTACACCGTCGTGCGATCACTTTTAATAGCTTCTCGCATATATAGTGTTAACGTTTGCACTAAATACTTTCTAAAAGTATGCGCTTGCTCTCGTATTACGGGGTTGGCTTGGTCTGAAATACTAATAATTTTATCAGCACACCGTTCAGCCACCTCTTCCGGGGTAAAACCCCGTTTTTCTGTTGTTTGAACAGAAACTTTAAATTCTGGTCCAAACCCTACCCCTAACGCCTCTGTGTTCATTGTTTTGGCCTAATTACTTGCCCTTTCATATATTCGTCGGTCACTTCTTTAGCTTCACCAAACTGTTTTAAAGTTGCAATTCCTTCCATAAAACGTTGTTGATAATTAGTTATTAAGTCTTGTTCCCCTTTCATGTACGTGTATGCCTCTATTAAAGAACCATACAACAAGGAAATCGTTGCATTTTCACTAAGCCACGTAGTACCGCTGTCTGCCCCTGCCGTTAAACTGGTTGGACGATAAAAATAATGCACTTCAACATCAGAAGAAGCACTTGGTGTGGGACCAATAATAAAATTAGTTACATCAAACAAAGCATAAAAACGAGGATCGCCCGTAGTAGCCGGGTTGGGGTTAAATGTTTGAATAAAATTAACATCTTTAAACTCTAAAAAAGTTTTTTCACTACTAGAATTTGTAAAAGATAACGAATAGGGGGCTAAAAAGTCCGTAGGAACGGTTAAAAATTGATTAGATGCGGTCATGTTTCCAGACGCATTTTTACGAAATAAACTTAACTGTACCATTTTTAAAATACGTTCTTCAGCAGCGCGTATAAATACAGGAAGGTTGGTTACAAAAGACGTTTCATCGTTTTCTGCATAATCTTGAATGGCTGATTTTAATTGGGTGTATGTAAAACTCATGTAGTTACCGTAACCTGTCCAATTTGTCCAAAACCTTTTATAGATTTAAACGTAGGTCCTTCTATAACAGGAACCCCCGCATAAACATCTAATACTTCGGTCCTGTCTGGTCTTGGGTTTTTTAACGCTTGTGCGTCAATAACATTACCTAAAGGCTCTAATTGTGGCTGTTTGGCTTCCCACTCATCAAAACCTACTAACATGCCTGTCCATTCTTTTTTCATATCGTGTAAACGATAACGAAAGCCGGAACGATCTGAAATCCCGTAAGCCTTGTTTCCTACAGCATATTTTGACACTATCTAAGCCTCATATACGCTAAACTTGGTTGCACTTGCGAGGAAGCACGATCACGGTCTTCTGCTGCCGCACGTTCAAATTCTTCTTCGTACACCGCTTTTAACAGTTGTATACGATCAGGGGCTTTTTTTATTGATAAATAATAAGCTAACCCTGCGGCTAAACACGGGTAAAAACGAAACGGTAAATCCATTGTATTAGTATAGGTGTCCGAATCGTCCATACGCACTAACCTATCAAAAATAATACTGTCTGTACTGTTTTCTGGAATAGGCCACACTTTTAACACGGGCGTTATTTGACGATCTATAAAGAACTGCGACGCCCTTGCTTGCTGTGTTTTACTGGGAATATTAAGATAAGCATCCCGGCTTATCCGCGTAATTCCATAATCCGTCGTATCCCGGCGAATTACAGCCGATAAAATATCAATGGTAGATTGAACCGGGGTTAAGTCTACCGCCGCAGACAACGTGGTTGTTGCTCCACTTGTACCTCCCGTTAACGTTTCACCACTACTAAACGTTCCCGTAGGTATAGTAATTGCCATACTTGTGGACGAAGGTAAATTAGTGATTTTTGCTGTTGCCGCACTTGTGCCCCCTGTGATTGTTTCCGCCACAGAAAACGAACCACTTGCGCCTACCGTTATATTTAAGTTCCCTGCCGGATAATCACCTATGCCTTGCGCGGTTATAATGGTCGTTTGTTTAATCGTCCATTGATTTAAACCGCGATTAGCCCAATCCGCCAACATTAAATTTAAAGAACGTTTGGCTGTTTTTAAATCGTAGCCCGTGCGAACTTCTAAGCCACAACGCTCATACGCTTCTTCTACATATTCCGCAACATCTAGTTCAAAGTTTTTTGAATCAGAAACTGCCACTACTTATATCCCCGCACTCTCGGCGAATCTATAACTGTGGTTGCTTCTTGTACGTGTAAACGAACTGGACCACCGTGTTTTTTCTTGGTCGCAGTTTTAGCGGCTTGTTTAAAAGCATCTGCGGAAGGCGCACCCTTTGCACCTTTTTCCCGCATTTTTTCGCCAGAGCCTTTAGCTATTCGTTTACGTTTTGCGTGTATGTTTGCATACAATCCGGGTTTAGCCATTATTTTTTCACCTTTCCGCCACGTTTTCTTTTTATTGCCATTTTTGGTTTAGCCGCCATGCCGCCACCACGCATTTTCTTCATAGCCATGCCGCCACCACGCATTTTTTTAACCCCTACTTTTGGTTTAGCGGCCATGCCGCCACCACGCATTTTCTTCACTTTCTTAACCGGTTTTTTAGCCATGTTTTAAACCCCTATACAAGTTTTTTCGTTGAGAATAAAGCTCCATTACATCTTTATTATCTGCATAAGACAAATAATAACCTTTTGCTCGTAAAGTTTCTGCTGATTCTTCCAATTTAGATAACCTTTGTACATAAGTTACCGCATACATGGTGTCGGTCAATCCGTCAAACTCTTGGTCAAAAACCGTTTCACCGTAACCTTGTTCCTCTGGTTCATCGTCTGGATGAAATCCCATCAGCCATATATCTTTATCAATAAACATGCCGTTAGCTATGGCTTTGTTTAATTGCCCTAAATAATAATGAAATTCTTCTGGCTCTTTACAATAATCAAAATCCACCAACAAACATACGTCAAGCTCATTCGGATACTGTGAAATTAAAGTATACAACGATTGTTTACAAGAACCATAGTTAAAAGTTACGCCTACTTTATCCTGCGCCCACGCTGCTTTAGCAAAAGGACACGCCGGTAAATCGTTAAAAAATTCATTTGGTTTTTCTAATGCGTGCGCTGACCATGCACGTAATTCTTCACAAACTTGTTTTTCAACTCCGGTAAAGCAAGCTTGAATAGTCATACAAAATAACGTGTTGCTTTTCTGCGGTTTGCCATGATTGCGCCACAGCCTTTGTTCTTTTTACGTTTCCCTTGTGCAAGTTTACGATTGCCGGTTAACTGTTTAGACGTTGATGATCTGTTCATACATTCCCCTGCGTAATAAAGTAATACACCACGGCAGCTAATTGCATTAACATACCACTTAAAACTGCCCAAAGTTTTACATCTAAGCCGTCTATGTCTTTTTGCATATGTGTTAAATGGTTGTTTTCAAGGCGATTTAATACCGCTTCAATAACAGAGACACGTTTATCTAAACTTTGTAAGGCTTCCTTTTCTTGCTTTGTTGCCATTAGCACTTCCACCTTTTTCTAGCTTGGCGCAAACGACTGTTGGGATTTTTAGCAGCTTTAGGAAACTTTTTCATTTGACCCGCAGAACGAGCGCAATACGACTTTCGTCGCTTCGCTGCTTTACTACCTTTTTTAACTTTTCCGGTAACCGCTGTTTGCAATTTACTGCCCGGATTAGCTTTTCGGTGCGCAGCTACGCCTTTTTTAGTCATGCCCGCCCCAGATTTAGTGGGGCGGTAGTTTGCGCCTTTACCTTTTGTAGTTCTTCTAATGGCAGTTTCTTTTTTACGAGCCATTAAAACCCCCTATTTAGGAGTTAAGAGAAGAATACAGTCATAGACGACATTGTTGTTTGTGTGTAAACAACGTATGCGCCTGCATTGCACCTAATACCGGAATCAGGGATGTCGGGATACTCTGTCGTGTTTGCCGATGCCACCGTATTGTATTGCATACGAATAGACCCGGTCCCCGACGTTTCTCTAAATGTAATTGTTCCCGCTGTTCCTGTATTGACCACGTAAAGACCACGTAATCGACAGCTACCTTGAAATACGGGAGCGGCTATAGACGTTCCCGACCCTGCTTCAACATTACCGGCAGTAGCGCCACTACAAGCAATTTGCGTCACCGTAGCAAAAAATTTGCTTCCCGTGGCTACGTCTGTGTTTGCTCCCGTAATGGCTTCGGTCTGTGCTGCACCTGTTTCATCTGTACCCGTAACGGTAAACGTGTCGCCGCTATCATTCCCCGCAGACGTAATAATTACGTTACGAGGTTGATCGAAAGTAACACTCCCACCCGAAGCTAAAGCACCGTTTATCGTCAGATTTCCTGCCTCAGACAACGTTGCAGCGGTGGATATGCCATTATCGTCAGATGTTGCCGCCTCAATAAAGGTGGCTTGTACGTCTGATCCAGACATATTATCTCTCCACTAATACTGAGATGTAATCAACCGTCATAGTTTTCGCCGCTGCCGCACCGTTTTGAATACCAAACGAAACAGTCAACTCTTCGTCATCTGGTAAGTTAGTGTTCACTACGGCTACAGGCTCCGCGTGGTTTATTGCGTAATAAACCGAAGAAGCGTTAGGATCAACATAAAAGGCAACTGTTACAAACGTATCGTCTTCCATTGTATGAATAGCGGTGGTTAACGTTTCAGTGCTGTCTTTTTCAACAACAAAATCTAGGTTTGTATCACCATCATCTTTTCTAAAGTTTATGCCGTCACTTGCTGCTAAAGGTGTAGTATCGGTAATTTGTAAACCCATAACAAAGTCAGATTGTGTAGCATCACTAACTTTAAATCGAGCTTCAAAAAAAGCCCGCTTAGATCCTGTGATTAAAAAAGATTCGCCTTTTAAATTGAAAAAATCTGCATCATCATCAGCATCGTCGTTAGTTATTAAAAGCTGTCCACCGGCACCTGACGTTAAAGCTTCAGAAGCATTGCCAGAACCACCTTCTGTGGTTGTGATTGTCCACTCATCAGCGTGATAAGTCATAAAATCATTAAAATAACCATAAAAAGTTTGGTCGGAAGGACTAGGCATAAACATAGGCGTGTCTTTCTTTGATTTAGACGCAACCGTGTTTCCTGCCCAAAGAATTAAATTTTGAAAATGTGGATTAGCCATCAGAACTCCTTTCAGAACCCGCGTGGGGCCTCGTTAAGCTATTAAAAAAAGGGGACCCGAGAGTCCCCGTTGTTAGTATTATGCTCCGGGCGTGCCGAAAACACAACGCCAATCTGATACACCAAACGAATAACGCTCACGAGCCTTAAACCGCATGTTGCCAGTATCGAAGTCACCTTCCATAGCTGTCTTAATAGCGGAACGCTCAAACATCTTAAATCCATTAGGTGCGTCTGTCTTGATGAAAAACGCATCAGTATCCGTCAAGAAGTGGTTTACAACCGCTCCGTCAGGAATCATACCCATAGATTTTGTAGCGTTTACGTCATTGTCTGAGGTGCCGGGACGCAAATTAGAGTTTAATACTCTTTCTGCGATAAATTGAAGTTCTTTTGGAATCATAAGTTTCATTCCACGAACAGCAATTTTAAGACCACGCTCATCGGTAAGACCCGCAATATCTATCAACATTTGCTCTAACGAAGTTTCGTTAAGGTCAGCAGCAGTTGACAACAAATTACGTTGATTACCTGACAAAGACGGGTGTGCAGAAGAACAAAGTGCCGCTCCATCACCTACCGGAAACGATGTGCTAAAAGCGTTGTTCAATATAGACGCAGCTTTAATTTGCTTAGTCTGTGACATTGAACGTGCCAAAGCACGGGTGTACCGGGAAGCAAGACGGTCGTACAAATTGTCTTCAATTGCTTCTTCAGTAATGCTAAAAGCAAGAGCAATGGTTTCGTGCGTGTATCGAGCAGTAAAGGTTTCCTGCGCATCATCAAATGATATTGCAGTACCTTCGCTCTTAACAGGCGCGGTTCCAAAGCCTGAAAGCATTACTTCTTCTTCAAAAGCTCTGTCTGAAGATTCTGTTTCAAAAATCTCCTCAGATTCTTTTTCGTAACGATCATACTCTAGCCCAAACAGTGCATTCAGTCCGGGTTCAAGCTCTTTCGCTAACTGTGCGCGAGAAATAGCCATTAGTTAACCCTCCTAAATGCCCGTTGAATCCGCAGTAGTCTGCGAATCAAAACGGCGTGTGCCCGCATTAAAATGGGCGTTAAGTCGAACGATCATTGCTACTCCAGCAGCAGCGTAATCATTATTTGCATCATCGTCTACAATACCAACAATACGCAAAGGTAGTGTTGCTGTTGTAGCTATCGTTGATACCCCTAAAGCACTGGATGACTGTCCTGTATCAGTTGAACCACTTCTTGCAGAGGTGCCTAAAGAAGCATTCGCAAAAACCGCAGCCAAAGCTGTTGCACGGTTTGTTAGAGATGCGTCAGAAGCTACCTGAAACAACTGATTAGGGTTGTCAGCAACGAATGCTTTGACAGGAAAATTCGTGTCAACGCCTACGCTACCTGATCCGGGCCAATAATTAAGCCATGTTGGCTTCTTCGTTGTACTGTCATGGTACATAACACCTGTCAAAACCCCAAGGGCTTGAGTAGTACCACCATCAGTCGCTCCTGCTTGGTCAATAACGCCAGCCGCCAAGGGGACTACAATTTCCCCGTTGTAAATAACGTTTGTGTTATCACTAGCGATTTCATACTGAGTTACCCCAGTAGAATTAGCACCGCTACCAGCTAGACCAATAGGACGAAGACCATAGGCTGTTTCTTGATTTGCCATGTTCTAAGTTCTCCAAATTACAGCGGTCAGCAATTAATTCTTGCGTGAACCGCCGAAGGTTACACGAGATTGACGCTCGGATTTACCGATTGTCATGGTTGGATGTGCATTTTCTCGCAACATATCCTGTTCCACAGCTTCAATTTGGTCAGCACTTCGTTGTGCGAAGTATTCTGTCCGCTCTGCCACTGTTTCAAGCGGGATACGAGCGAGTACAAGTCCACCAACTCCAAAAACACCTTCAAATTTTCCTGATTCAACTATAGGCGCTTCAAACTCGGGATACTCATCGGCGCGAACAAGTTCATAACCCTCTCGCAACCGTGCTGAAATGTTCTTTCGGTCGTCAAAACCACGAACTTCAGCGCGTATCCAACGATGCTTAAAACCCTCTGGGGCAGGCGGTGCATCTAACATTGATGGGGGAGTCCAAGGCTTACGCCTAGTTTGCTTCTCCCGGCTTTCTTTACTACGTGAGGTTCGCTTAACGCCCTCAAAACCCTGTTTAGTTGCTTTTTCGGCCATTTTATTACTCCTTCACGTATTTCGCGTATTCTTCTAGCGGCACACCCAATTTTTTAGCTATTGTAACTTGGGACGGGGTGAGTCGTACCTTTTTACTACCACTGCGCCCTGTTGTACTTCCTGTACTGCGGGATACTCCAGCAACGTTCTGGGCGGGACGTTTAACGCTGGCACCGTTATCAAATTTGTTTGGGAACTCTTTTTGAAGAGTTCTATCAAGCTCATCATAATACTCATCGCTCTGCGGGTCAAACCCTTCTGATTCGACTAATCGCTTATGTATACCAAAAGCCGCAAAAGTCATTGCCTCGTCTTGCCCAAACCATTGATTTCTAGACGCCCAATCTTGAGCTTTAGGATCTGGTTCAGGGGGAGGAGGTTCCGGTTGCATTTGAGCTTGCGCTTGCCGCGCCGCTTCGGGATTAGCCGCATAGTAGTCCCTAGCAGTCTGCTCCTGTTGCACTCGTTGCTCTTGCTGCCGTCGGGCTGTTTTATATTGATTGTTAGCAATGCCTATTTCTGTTAGTTTTTGCTGGGCTTCTACCGTGGCAGCGGTGTCTCCTANCTCAAGCGCCCTGTTTAACTGGGCTTTTACTTGCTCCTCCTGCATTTCTAACCGGTTGCCATACTCCTGCATGTAACCTTGATCTAGACTTTGCATACGAGTTTTTAAATTATTTGACTCAGTTTGAACATTTTTAGCATAACCAATAGCTTCATCGCGTTGCCTTTCCGCTTCGCGCATCTTTTTGGTTAGCTTATCAATTCGTTTTTTTACAGAAGTGCTGTATTCTTCATGTTGTTCGCCTTCTGCCGCTTGTTCTACTTCAACTTCATTAGAAACAACCGCTTCAACCGGGCTTTGCGGTACTTCAACCTCGGTATCCTGTTCTTCCTCAACATCTAATTCTATTTGTTTCTCTGCTTCAGCCATTTTTTATCTCCTAAAGACTAAGAATATCGTCTGGGTCTGTGATAGTTGCAAGGATTTCGTCATCATTTAAAATCCGAACCTCGCCACCCTCAATACGAAACCGAGAACCCGCATATCGGGCAAAAATCACCCAATCTTTTTCGCGGCACCACGGTCCTTCTGGAAATTTATCTAGGTCTTTGTAACAAAGAGAACCTTGTTTAACGACATAACCGACCACAGTCTGTATTTGGTCGTCATCCAAAAGTTTATTCGGAAGCACAATACCGCCTTCCGTCATTTCTTTACCTCTATAGGGGAGAATTAACATGCGCCAGCCCGTAGGGGTTGGCATTCGCTCAAGAAGAGAACCTTCCATTGCTTCCGGGTCAAGGACCCGCTTTTCCGGCACCGTATATAAATCTTTAATGCCTTGTTCTGCCGCCTCTAAATCCAGCGACTCTGCTGCTTCAGTCATTATCTTGCTCCTGTTGTTCTAGCAGGCCCGAGAGTTCCTGTGCTATGTGGTTAAGAGCGTCAAGGTTGCCCATAAGCTCCCTATAATGCTCCATGCTTTTTACATTACCGTGTTCTAGTAAATCTAAAACCTGTCCACGCCTGTCCTTAATCGCTCTTTGAACAAACTGGACAACTTGTAATGAATCCAATTAACTTCCTACGTTATCTGAGAAATTCGTATCTATATATACCACATCTTATATCAATACGTCCAGATAACGGGGTCAGTTTCACGAATATCTACGTGAATAAAGCTTTTTGCTACGCCAATGCCGTAAAACTTCTGTTCTAAAGCCTTTTCTACAAGAATTCTTCGCTGTTTACCATTAGACACGGCAATATCAGCAGCAATGCCTCGGGTGTGTGTTCCCGGTACTTGTTTTTTAGCCTCAATAGAATGATTTACTGAACGATAACCTGATGTAATCGCAAAAGGAAACCCGCAGGCTTCTCGCAAAACATCTAATCTTTGAACAAATACGTCCCAAATTTCATTTTCACCGGTTTCAGAACATGCAAATTCTTCTCTGGTAAAGTATTCAAACTTCATTCTTTCTTTCCTTGACCTAAAAACAATCCAAAAACCGCAGTCATCGCGCCTGTAACAACGCTGACTAACCCGGCCTGTTCAAAAGTGGGGTCTTCTAGCGTTGTAAACCAATGTATAACGTCCCAACT